CTAAGGATTGACTAGATACTCCACTAAAACTAGTTGTATTAATTAAAGTCATGCCTTGACTTGTTGCGGCAGGTGGATACACATCTTGAAAAGATGATCCTGTATAAACTTGTAACTTATCTACATCTGTTAAATATGTAAGCATGCCCTCTTCGAAATTTGCTGTGCCTATTGCTGAAGATCTTGCGGCAGTACCACCAAAAACCATAACGGCTTGATCTTGCAAATAATTCTGAACATCGCTGGCCGTTAAAACCGAACCTGCTGTAAAGGTTTTAAATCCTGAACCCACGAATAACTCCTTAAAAACCTAATTGGCTAGAATCAAGTACTCCGAAAATGCTATCATCTAGAACGAAATTTGCATAATCTAAAGTGCTTAATCCTATTGTAACCCTATGCGAGATAGAATTTGTTCGATGCTGAATTCCGGTTATTTGCGCATATTTATCTATAGCCGAACCGATCGCATTAGGGGTAAATTTAACTCTAACAATATCGGTTAATTCAAGGGATAAAACCTCATTTTGTTGCGCTGTTGAAAGATTTGCTAGTTCAATTTCTAGTGCCTCGAACCTATATTCTGGTTCTGAATATCTTGATAATAGATAATCTGCAAGATCTTGTGCATCGTCATCTGAATTTAATAGAAGATTTTGTTCTAACGTGGAAATGCCGTATTGGTTTTGTGAATCAGTATCGTTTGCTGTTTTAGGGGTCAGGTTAGGCGAAGTTATAGTAATTCTGTTATACAACTGTTCTGATCCGTAAATAACTTGTAAGGTATTAAAAGAGATTCCTGTTCCGTCATCGGCAAAAGTTTTTACAGCCGTAGAGGAAATATCTTGTGTTCTTTGTTGAAAGTTGAAATAACCATCTTTACCGATAAAAATAAACCCAGGTTCAGAAAGGGCAACAGTTTGTAAATAATCTAAGACGTTAGTTCCTAAATCAACAACATCATTTTGTAAAGTTGTTAATCCGGTTTCAACTGTTCTAAGCGTTTCCGGCCAATCGACTTCTGATCTATCTAAAACAGCATTAACTCTAGCGCCAGTTAATTGTGAAGTTGCTGTATGTGCTGACAGCGCTTGAGTTGCTAGAAGAGTAAAACCATCCGAAGCGATCGCTGTTGCCGTATTGTCGCCGGTTGGTGTGTAATCTAAATTCCAATCGTCTATTACCCCGAAAAAAACTTCTTCGTTATTAGATTTAACTCTTATCTCTCTATGCGGAATTATTTGTCCGGCAAAAGGGCTTGAGGAATAAAGAGGATCAAAAGTTCTTGCGCGATTATCTAAAAGAACATCGAGTTGTCCTGCGTTAAATCGGTCAAGTTCTCGACTTCTTCCACGCGCTACTTGAACTCCTAACAAAAATTCTGAAATATCGTAAAAAAGAGTTCCACCTAAAGTAAAATCTGTGTTATCTAAAACACCTTGCACAGAATCGTCTAAAGTAAAAAATGGTCCACCTTGAGAAGATAAATCGAAACCAATTTCTACAGTTGTATTTGGTACAGACATTTACGCGCTCGCAAAAACTGGTCCGGAAGTTCTTTCGAATTTCTTAATTGCGTCTACAATTTCTCTTCCGACTTGAGCACCATTAGTTCCTATTCCGGCATTAACAGTTATGTTGTAAGTTGTTCCCATTTTTACTGAATTAGTTCCTGATAAAGGAATAACTGCTTCTGGTCCGGCTTCCCCGATAAGAGCGTTAGTTGGTCCCATAACAATTCCTCCGTCAGCAAGACGAATTTTTCCCATCGCTGCGGCCATCGCTGTGTAATGTCTACTTGCAGGAGTTGATCCAGCGCCTCCGGCTGCTTTAACAATTTTTTCTGTACGAGTTAATTCTGTAGGAGTTGGTTCTTTTATAGTCTGTAAAGGTTTTGGTTCTTGAACTAATGTGTTTGTAACCGGAGGAACAATAGTTACTGACCCTAAAGATGAAGCAAGTGCAGCGATTTCTGCTGCAGCATTAACAATACTTTCTTTAATTCCGTCTACAAGTGCTTGACCTTGAGCAACTCCGGCAGACTTAAATGCTTCTGCACCTTTTTGTCCGACGATACTTGCAACATTATCAACTGAAGCAACTAAGGTATTCACTTTTTGTACAACTGTTGAACCACCGGCAATAATCTGATCAGCAATCGCAGTTCCGGTTTCTGCACCTGCTTCTAGAACTTCCCTTAATGCTCTTTCTGATAAACCAAGTTCTAAAAGTTTTCCAACTTTTTCTGAAAACTTAATCGCCGTATTTGCTTGCGCTTCTAAACCTGTTACAAAGTCTTGATCTTCAATAGCAGAAGCAAAATCTATAGTTCCAGTAATAGATCCGGAAATAGCATCTCTAAATTCGTTAAAGGCTTCTTTAGCGCTTTGAAGTTGATCTTCAGCAGATGAGAAAGCAGAACCTAATTCATCCTTAACAACTCCGGAAAGATCGGAAAACCTATCTGCTGTTTGTTCTGTTACTGATCTTATTCCGTTAAATTCTTTTCGCATATCATCAACAGCGACTTTGGCGGCATCTAGAGATCCCTGTATTGTTTTAGGGCTAGTTCCTGCAACAAAAGAAGCAAAGTCTTGTGAAGTTTTTTTAATACGTTCTTGTGCTCTTTGTAAATCTTGTAATGCTTTTTCTTTTTCTTTTGCCGCTTTTTCTGCAGCCTTTAATGCTTCGGCTTCTTCTTTTTCTACATCTATAACTTCTTCAGTAGAGTTTGTTAGATAACCTAAAGATTTTGCTAATGCTGTATATCGATCTCCAGCAAGTTGAGCGACAAGGGCATTATTTTCGTTAGAAGTTTTTAATTCATCGCCTTTATCTGCAACTGAACCAAACAAATCACCTATTGCAGGAATCGCGGCACCTAAAGGTCCAAGGATACTGAAAACAATTTGTTGCCCAGTTTTTTCTATTGCCTTGGTAAATCGATTTGTTCCATCAATCGATAAATCAATTTCTCCAATGTAATATCCAAGACCAACAATAAAATCACCTAATCGATCACCCATATTTGTAATCGAATCAGCAACTCCACCTACTCCATCCATTTTATTTGCAGCAAGTTGTAAAGCAAGAATTAAGTCATAACCTATTGCCTCTTGTGCTTCTCCTACGCGTTCGGTTAGGATAGAAATCTTTCCAGCCATAGTTCCGGCTGCTGCTGCAGATGCTCCTTGAAATTTATCTTCTAAACTTGTTAATGCAGCATCTAAATCTTTATTTTTAATTATTGTTTTATCTAAAGGAACACCAAGACGAGTTAAAGCAGTAAAATTTCCGATCGCTGCCTTGCTCATAGCCATTGTTACTGATTCTAAATCTCTTCCGGTTGATGCTGAAATATTTAAAGAGAGTTCTAAAATTCTTTGTGCTTGCGCAACATCGTTAGTTGCAAGAACAAGTTGATTCATTGCAGGTCGTAGTTGCATATCTGAAACGCCAGTAGCAAACTGCATTTGTGTTATAAAATTTTCTACCTGCGTTTGTTGAAAACCAACACCTAGATTTTGTAAAGTTCTATTTAAATTAGCAATAGTTTTTTCTTCGGCTATTGCAGCCCTAACTGCATCCACTCCAAGTTTTATTGCAAAACCACCTGCGGCAACTCCGGCAGTAGCAAAAGCACCACCTAAAAGTTTCATTGCTATTTGTTGTTTTTTAGCACCTGAAACGTTTGAGTCGGTTAAAGCAGAAAAAGATTTCTTAGCATTATTTAAACCTCTAGGATCGAACGTAGAGATAATACTGGCAATAATGGCCATTATTTATCACCTCTCACTTTTGCTTGTCGAGTGTTAAATTCTTCTTCTGTTCTTATTATCGCATCTTTGACACCATCTTGAACTTCTTTTAAATTCTTATCTACGGCTTTAAATAAAGATCTCATCGGTCTACCGAATCCTTTAGATTCTAATGCTTTAGCAAACTTGTTATTAGATTTAGTTCCAGCGTACTCGAAAACCATTGCCGCACCATTAGATTGAATAACGGATAGCAAATTCGTGTAAAAGTTTTTACCTTTATTTTTTCCTTTTGGTCCTACCTGAGCGCGAACACCTTTCTTAGCAGAGGCTTCGTGATAAACAGGGAAACCCCAAGATCCTGATTGCTTAGGTTTCCATCTTTCGTTTGGTCCGACATTGACCCCACTAGAAGTATTTTTTCCACCCCAACCTGAGAGCGTACTTGTTTGTGTAGGAAGAAAAAACTGTGCATCTTTGACAATAGGTTGCGCAATTTTAGTCATCTCTCTAAAAAGACTTTTCTTTAAATCGACTTGTTCATATTTTTTTAAATCCTCTAATAACTCGAATACACCCTCTAATTTAATATTTCCGTTGGCATCTGATCCGACTTCTTTAATTGCCATTAACTTTTTACTTTCTAGGTTTATTGATTTCGGTAACACGCCAGCGCAAATAGCGTTCCATTGTTCTTACAATTCTAGGCGATAAAGAAATAATTTGTTCTGGACTAATGTGAAACTCGTAAGCAAGATGAATTAAGCGCCAGTGGGCGCTTTGCTCTCCAGGGGGTCTATATCTTCGACCTCATTGCCTACAACAAATCCACATTGAGCAATATCTTTGCACCAATCTTCGAAAGAAAGTTTTGTTTTCTGATCTCTTGATTCGGCGTGCCAAGATAACCAAGTTAAATGTTTTAATCTTGATTTTTTAGGGTCTAAAACTATTGTAAATGCTTGATCGAATTCATCTTCAAAAGCAATAAAATCTGCCCACTCTGCTTTAACATCGCGAGTAGATTTATTTTTTGAAGTGATGCGCAGGTTAAGAAACACTTTTTATCCTTTGTTATTAAGCAGAAGTTCCTCTTGTAACTGTACCGGAAGTTGGCCAAGTTACAGAAAGGGTTGCAATATCGCCAACGCTGGAAGCGAACGGAGAATATTGTGTTACTAAACAAACTGCTGTGTAAGCAGGATTAGTTGTACCAATAGCACTTGAAGTTGGTTTAATAACGACAGTTGCATTTGATCCAAATAGGGGATATAAAGTTGCATCAACGGAAGAAGCACCAAAGTCTTGCATAAAGTTTAAAGTTAAAGATCCGGACTTTAAACCAGCAATTCTGGTTCTCCACTCGCCACCGAAAGCAGTGGTTTCGAGATCATCTGCTGTAAGTGCTAATTCTACAGAATTAAGACTTGTAGCAAAAGAACTTCCATTAATGGTAATCGCATAATCGGTTGCTGCGAATTTCGGCATAATGTTTTTTCTCTTTCTCTTTCTTACGCGTAAGTGAGAACTACGAACTCACAACCTAAGTATGTCACATCTCCGATAGGAATTTGTCCATAGTTCCGCATTTCGATTACGCGACAATCGAAAACGCTTCCTCCAAGTGTTTTATCACCCTCTATTGCGGCTTTGATACTTGAAGAACCTGTTGTTGCGCAATAAGCATCTAAAGCGTTCTGTGCTTGTTTTTCGGCAACTCTTGAAACGATAAGAATAATTCTAAAAGTTGTTGTATCCATACCTCGACCGAAAGTGTCATCGTATCTTGTGTTGTCTGGAATTATTACGGCTATTGGTGGATTAGGGTTATCTGGTTGTGTAGAAGAAGTTCTTAATCCTGAAATTGTTGCTAATCGCGTTGCTAATCCGGCGCGAATATTCGTTATGCTAGCCAACGTTTCGAACTTTTCTGTAAGTTCCGATAAGTTGTGCAACATCGGGATCAAGATCACGAGTTACGCGCATAACTCCCATATCGCCGAAACCGGCAACACCAAGAGGTGAATCTAAACGTTTATAAATTCTTGAAGATTGAATTACACATGCTTGAGTTACGGCAATAGGAACTGAAGTCCAGCCCCAAACTCCGGTTATTTTTGCTAGTGCTTCACCATTTAAGATCGGCCATAGGTAATCTCCGATTGCACGAATTCTTGTATATGGCCAAGCAATTCCATCTGAGTTTCCGTTTAAAGGTTCTAATTGGTAATCGTCAGTTGCCCAAGTTACGTCGTACACACCATCAGCGTTATTTGCTGTTTGTAAAGTTATAGCAGTTCCGGCTAGATCATCTATTAATAAAACAAAATCATCATCGGGCGCGAAGTATCTTGTTGCCGTTCCTGCGTTATAAAAATTTCTACCGGTGTTGCCGTCGATCGCTCTAGATGCCGCCTCGATCGCAATTTCTAATAAAGCATCTTCGGTTGAATCGGTAATTCTAAGTGCGGCTTTAACTTGATTTAAAGTTGCGTAGCCGTTTGTTATTGCCATAGGTTCTCCGTAATAAGTCTTACATATAGTCTAATGCACAATTTGACCCCAATCACCTTTAAATTTGATTAGGTAATCGTTCTCCAAGACTAAGTTTTCTCGACCATGTTTTATTTCTTTTCGCGTTGCTTTTGAGTCAGTTAGATCAGGGAAAGCGACATGTACTGATCCAACTTTTTCAACATAGGTTTTTGTCCAAGAAAGTTCATATTCTATAGATTCCTTTTTAGATATAGGGATAGGGATTTCAAGTTCCCTTAAAATCTTAGGATCATAAATCCCCATATAAGTTCCATAAACAACCGGATCACTTGTTAAAGAAACATGTTCGTAGTTATTTAATAGATCAAAAACCCAATCTGTTTGTTTAAAAACTATAGAATCTTGAAAAAAGAAAAATCTTTCGTTTAGTTGTTTGCTTGCCCATTTTAATTTACCTAATTCAAAATCAAAATCGCTAATAACTACGCAGGGTTGTTTGAGTGAGTTAATGCAATCTTTTAACCAGTGAGATCTATCTGGGGTTGTTCCGATAATAATCATAATTTTTGTTTAATACTTGTACTAGATATTCCTTTCGTGTAAGGAATATATATTAAACTTATTCCTTGTTCATCTAACCAATCTTGTGTGAAGTTCATTTGTTTATAGTAATCTTTTCTTGCCCAATCTGATCCGATTGCAACAACATCTATTAGTTGCGCAAGAATTATTGATTCTTTAGAATCCTCTCCTCCGTAGTTTTCCATAACTGAATCAACATAACGACATGATTCAAGAATCGCTTTTCGATCCTCGTAAGAGATTAAAGGTTTTTTACCTTTATATTTTTCAATAAACTGATCTGTGTTTAATGAAACAATTACTTGACCTTTAACACCAGCAATTTCACGACAACGCTTTAAAAGATTTAAATGTCCGGCATGAAACAAATCAAAAGTACCACCTGTATAAACTCTTAATCCCATGAGTTTTGTCTCCTCCGACGTATTTGCCATCCACCCTCGGAAAAATCATCATAGTTTTGCTTGCACCTGTAATGATCATAATTGTTTATATAAGTATGTTCGTTTAATTGTTGAAACCCTGCTTTTAGAGTTGAAGAGTTATCGTGCGCGATAGGGATAAAAGATTTAACAACTTCCATCCCTTTCTTTTCTATTCTTCGTTGCATATCGTTATCTTCAAAATAGGCAGGATGAAAAGCCTCATCGAATAATCCAACTTTGTCTACGATTTGCCAACCGATTGAAAAAGCGCACCACTCCGGAGTTCCATTAGACAAAACAAGTTTTTCGGGATGAGAAAGTTCACTAAACATTTTTAAACTATCTCCTCCCCACTCGACATCAAAATTAGAGATAACCCAGTAATCGGCCATCGGGGTTGATTTAATTCCAAGATTCCATGATCCGGCTACGCCTAAATTGTTCGGCATTTTGAGATGCCAAATTTTACTAATCCATTGATTCCAAGTCGGTTCCCAACTATGAGTCTTAGCGCCGTTATCGATAATGACTAATTCGCGAATAGGGTAATTAATTGATTTAATCATCCGATCTAAAATATCGTGTCTACTTAAAACCGGAACTATCATAACTGGCAACATCTTTGCTCTACCTCTTCCTAAAAGTCGCTAATTTTGCCTTTATTTTGTGTTTAAAGCCTATCTGGTAAGTAGTTTGTTTAGAACCGGCTTCCAATAGGTTTCGAATACAGTATCGGCTTCGTATAACTTAGCGAACTCTATTGCCTGATCTGATCTCGACCTACCTTTGTTATAAGCGTTCTCTAAGGCTTCAACTATTTCAGGAACGCTTGGACTATGAAAGAAAGATCTTTGTTGCGCATCCCAAAAAGGTTGCCCTCCGACTAACCATCCCTCTCCAACTAATTCTGTACTTGCGGCGAAATCTGAAACTATAACTCTAGTTCCGCATGCTTGGGCTTCTAAAGTTGGAATTCCGAATCCCTCACCCATTGAGACGGCTAATAAAACATCCATAGCCGTATAAGTTGCGGCAACAACTTCGGGGGCTAATCCTGAACGATAAAGATAAGGATCGATGAATTTAACTTGCTCTTTAGGGATACCGACGGCGTTAATTAAATCCATAAGATTTATTCCACCGGAACCCATAAAATCTGTATGCAAGTAAAGAACTGCATCTTTATGCTTTTGTGCAAACATTGAAAAGGCTAAAAGATTTTCGCCAAAGGCTTTTCTGTTAGGAACGATCCCTTTATTTGCGGCGTTCATCCCGACAACAAATTTATCTTCCGGAATCTTAATAAACTCTCTAGCCGTAATTTTATCGTTGTCTGCTGTATAAATAAAGTTAGTTGGTTTAAAAACTTTTTCAATAGCGTGTGGAATATATTCGGATTGGATATCTACTCTTTCTAGCATTTCTTTACCAAACTTAGACATCGCTAAAGGAGTTACGTTATCTTTTTTACACCAATCACGAACTTCAGGTGGACAAGGAAGATGGTCAATAGGAACCCAAGAAGCAACGTTCCAATCATCCCATTTTTTACCTTTGAAAACCCAAACATCGTACAAAGTAATTAAAGCGTTCGGAGCATCTTTATCTCTATTAACCCAATCGTACATGTGCGCCGGAACAACATCGTTTGAATACAAATCCATGCCTCGTGGATAAACAGGAATTTCACCATATTCAGTTCCCCAAATAGTTGAAGATGCTTCTAAACCATAGTTAGAAGCGATCGCTATTTCGTAATTATCTTTTTTAAGTCTTTTTGTAACTTGCGCCGTTTGTTGTCCGTATCCGGTTGATGCCCAAGGGGCGTTTGAGGTCCAAAGGATTCTTCCTCTACTGGGAATCCCAACATTTCGAATACTTGCGCTAGTTCCGGAGACATGTTCACCGGTGTATTTTTTATTACGACGATCGGCACGATTCACCTTTTAATCCTTTGTTCGCAGGTACAACAAATCCTACACATAAAAAGCAGAAACCCCGACAGCCTGCGCTCCGTCGGGGTTTCTGGTCTAGGGATTAATTACTATTAGGAGTTTGCACTCTTAAAGTATTTAACGTGGCTAGTTTGTGGAAGATTTCCATCAACTCGGAAAGTTGCACGGAAAGTGATTAAATCGTTGCTAAATGCAAAATCATCTGAACGATCTAACTTAATTCCACCAACTTGACGGACCATGTAACTTGGTAAGTGACCAAATAACACTGGTTTAACTGCTGATGCTGCAGTTGCCATCGCTGGGTTTTCGAATATTGGATAACCCAATAGCAAGTCGCGAGCATCGGCAGATAGAGATGGACTAAATAGATATTGTCCAGCGCTATCTTTCAATTTACGCACGTTTGCTACTGATGTTGCGTTCATCATAAATCCTGCACCAGGTAGACGACGACCGGCTGTATCGATTGAATATACAAGGTCGATCAAGTTGTCTGCTGTTGGATTTAATGCAGTTCCGGTTACGGCAGAACCAGCAACAGTTACGATACCTGTTGGTTGGGTTGTACCAGTTCCGGTTGTTAATGCGGCGTTCACTCTATAACCAAGTTCGTTACCAGTTTGTTCTGCAAGGAATCCAAGAATATCGACACCAGCATCTTCAACAAGTTCACGAGAAATTTGGGTTAAGAAAGAATACTTAAATGCACCAAGAGTCACAAAACTGTTAAATGTTGGGTCGGATTCTGAAATTGCTGAACCCTCTGGGCTAACTGCAGCAGTTGAGTAAGTTGCTTGTGATGGAATTTGTAGATTCTCTCCACCAGCAGTATTGATGATGGTTGAAGTTTCTAGTGGTCCACCAACGTATCTTGCCAACATAAGAATTCGATCGTAGAAAGAAGTTGGAACCGGTGAACCAGTTGAACTTTTTAATACATCTCTTTTTTCGAAGTTGTAAGAACGTACTTCTCCACGCGCCATTGATCTAATAACATCTGCATCAGATTTTCCGGATTGTGGTGCAACTGAAAGTTCAACGTTTTGCATTGCTTCGGCTGCGGCTTTTGCTCTTTGTTCGTCTTTTGAAATAGTTTCGATAACGCGTGCGCGTTCGTCTAATTCAGCAGAAATTTTTTCGTATGATTGATTTTCTTCTGCAGTAAGATCACGCTTTTCTGCTGCGGCTCTATCCAAAATTTCTTTTGCAGAGTGCCATGCTTTTTGGCGTGCTTCATGCTGAAGTTTAATATATTCAGACATTGTTTTCCTTTTTTTTTGAAATGGTTTTACTACTTGATTGGATAACCTGCTGGAGGCTCACTCACAAGCAGTAAAGTAACAAGGTTGGTGGCTACACGCAAACCTGTTAGATTTATTATTGCACAAATCTTATCGGGTTTCTTGAACTCCGATAATTCTTGTTTCGGTTACAGGATCAAATTTTTTAGTTTCTTTTTTAGTTCCACAAATTTCTTCGGCCATCGCTTCAGCCATTTCAGCAATCGCACCTGATTCTGGATAACCTGCAACTTTAAGAATTGCTTGTTTAACTTCTTCTTTATTCATTAGATCGCCTTTAACATTAGATCGAGTTGTTTTTGTTTTATCGCTACAAGTTCGGCTTCGTTAGGAACTGATTCTTTCAATTTAGCAACGGCTTCGTTAATGGTTGAAGCGTGATCTAAGGAAAGGTTTTCGCCGGCTTCTAATCTTGTTAAAGCATCGGCTAAAACATCAGCACTCATGCCGGTACGAGTTGCAAGAGCATCTATAGATCTTACTGATGCCGTTGTTGCTTCATAGGCTGGAAATCCGGTAACTATTGAAACTTCATGCAATCTTATTTGATGAAGTTCACGAGTCATGCCCTCATTTGTCCATCTATCGCCTTTTGCTGGTACTGAGAAACCAAAAGACATTGAATTAACATCACCACGTTGCATTAGAACTGAAAGATCACGACCGGCTGTTGTATCAGGCAAAACGGCTTCTGCTAATAAACCTTTAGAATCTTCGGTTAATCTTAAAGTCTTTGCTCTTGTTGAACCTAAAACAATATCCATGTTGTGATTCATAAATAGTTTTACTTCGTTACGCGATTTAAGAGAACGCTTAAAAGCCCCAGGCATAATAAATTCGGTGAAAGGTAAAGGTTCACTTGGTGAATTAAAAACTGCGGCGTAACCGGTGAAAGTCATTTTGTTTGCATCAACTTCGCCTTGGCGAATTTCAAAAGTTACATCATTAATACGACGTTCAACTGTACTTGGCATTTTTTCTTCTTTCTTTTCTCTTAATTGTACATTTACACTAGCCCAACGCGCTTGCTCTTCTTCTCTTCTAATTCTTTCTACAACTCCTTGCGCATATTCCATAGTTCTTTGTGCGGCACGTTTGCTTGGTCCTGATCCCCAAAGTAAATGTGCAACAAGTCCGGCTCCAGGATAACCTGAATCGTTAGGATCATTATTTTGTGGTGCATCTAAATCAGGCATGTGTCTTGCTATCCATGCGGCAATACGAATCCACTTATCGTCTGAAACTTGACCATCGGCCATAAGTCTTGCTTCTCTAATAGTTTTTTCAGTTAATCCATCTCCACCTTTACCATCGGCATTAAGTTCTAATCCTCTTCTTGCTGCAGCACGCATGTAGGCTGGAGGTTCTTGATTAATTGCGCGCATATCTTCTTCTTCTTCTGAAAATTCTTCTTCCATATCTTCTTTTACATCTTCTTCTAAATCTAAATCTTCGGCTTTTCTTAATTGATCAAAACTAACACCAACAAAAACATTAGTATCTTTCCAAACATTACCGATCTCTTCATAAACTTGAATTAATGCAGCAGGATTAAAAGGTGTCCCTAAAAGAATTACATCACTATTCGGAACTCTTAGTTCACCATCGAATTGTATTTCAACAATTTCACCTTGTAAAAGATTATTGCCATTAAACCACATAGCATAATCGCCAACGTTTAACTCTTCAGGTAACGCTCTATTGTTTGATTCATTTGTAATGTTAACATTTCTAGAAGATTTAGGATGCCCTTTTGGAAGAAGATCGTTGTCGTTTACATAATTTTTATTCTCAGGTCTGCCGTTTCTGAGTAAATATAAATAAGCATTAACGCGAGCCATAGCCCACTGCCCTCTTGTCATACCAGGACGATGAGAAACCGAAAAAGCACCAGCACCTCTTCTATAAACTGCTTTTAATTGACCTAATGTTGCACGAGTGTAATCAGGTTTTCCAAGTTCCGACATTTTGTCATTATGATCTTTTACTTTATTTCTTAAAGAAGTTTCTGTGGCTGCATCAAAATCTATGTTGCCTCCAGCACCTTTAGCGCTATCGGGTTTATTCTCATCGCTTCCTGTAATCTGATCTTTCTTTGGTGCAGGTGCGCGTGATTCCTCATCCATCTGCCAAGCATTACAATAAAATGCACCATTAACATAATCGTCCCATTTTTCACACCAAGCACGAAGTTCACCATTAGCAAATTCTTTAACATCATCTTCTTTGTAAAAAATACAATTACCACACGCGCGACCCTCTGGAACATCTTCACTTAAAGATGGTCTGTAATTGTCAGGCAAAACACGATACTTTATTTTTTTTAATTTATTGTATTTTAATCTTTCGCCACCAGGTTCAATATCCTCAGAAATAGAGACGGCAACCATCTGATCTATTGCATCTTGTTTAGTTTGATGACAACCGATAACTTCGCCGTCATCTTTAATAGTTGCCCATCCTGAGCAATCTGCTGATTCATCTGTTATAAAATATGGCATTAGAGTTTCTGCGCAATCCACGAAACAGTATGTCCTGATTTGGTAGATACACAATAAATTGTATTTGCTTGATGCAAAGTTATTTCTAAAGACTCTTCTTTTACTAACTTTAAACCATTAGAAGTTGTTACGTCTGGTCCACCAATATAAACAGCATCCGTATTATCGTTATTGTGAATATGTAATAAAACAGGATTATTGTAAGCGATCCCATCGATTAGAGTTGCGGCAGTTCCTACTGAAGTTTGTCCTGAAAATAAACTCATTTAATCTACCTTATAAACACTTGTAGGCGCATTAGGATCAATTTGTGCAACCGGTTGAAGTTGTGTAGATGGAACTCCGGTGTGCATAATTGCTGGAAGATTTAGAGCCTTTAAAGTTTCCGTAGGATCGAAACCGGAGATTACAAGTTTTTGTGCCATAGCAACTTTTTTATCGGTTTCTACTAAATCTGCTGCGGCAAGATTTACGTTTGCTAATGGCACTCTGTAAACATCTCCGGAATCTACCGGAGTTAAATCTTCGAATCTTCTAATGTCATTTATTGAAAGGAATCCTGCTTGTGAACCGATTGAATAACCTTGCATGCGTGTAGCAAAATCGCCACGCAATAAACCATCGACGTTTATTCTTAGGAACGCATCGTTAGGAAGAAGTCTTGAATAAAATTCTTCTATCTTTGTTATGTAAGGTCTTAACGTGTGTGTAACAAAGTTAATATTGTTTTGTTCCACTGATGCGTAAGACATCGCTCCAGGGGTAGTTATTCCAATCATGTGAGGTGGAACTCTAAATATTCTTGCTACTTCTTCGATTGCTAATCTTCTAGATTCAAGCATTTGTGCTTCGTCTGGTGCGGCTTCTGTTTTTGTGAACTTAGCGCCTCCGGAAAGAACACCGACTTTATGTGATTTTCTTAATCCTTTATGAAGTCCTCTAAAAGAATCGGCTAGATCTTTAGATTGTTCACGAGTTAATTGTGCAGGGTGTTCGATTAAACCACCAAGGTTCGCGCCTGATCCGAAAAATCTTGCGGCGAATTCTTGAAGTGCGCTAGATAATCCTAGATTTTGTTTTAATTCTGTAACTCTTGAAAGTCCTCTAGCATCTCCAGGTTTCCTTAATTCAGTAAGATGCAACATTTCGTCTTTTGAAATTAAATTATCTCTTTCGTTTTCGTAACGATACGCAATTTCTCTTGTTACAGGATTTCTTGTTACTTCAACTTTTAAAGGATCAAGAACAACTAAGTTAATTACATCTCCTCGGTTATCTCTAAAGATTCTTACAAAAGCGTTTCCATCAAGGAGAAGAGAAACAAGAAGTTGTTGATAATGTTCTGATCGGGCAAGTTCTACATCTGGTTGCATAACCCACTCTGGGCGTGGACGATAAGGAACACGAGTTCCGTCTCTTCTAACAAAGGCATCCATCGGAAGAGTTGAAATCGTGTCAGAAATTAAAAGTACGCAAGAATAAAAAGCCGTAATTTGCATGGCCGTGTTTTCATCTATGTTTGTTCCGGCAACTGTGGTCATGGCCAACGTGTCGCCTGATCCCCAGATTGATTGAAAACTTATAGAACGTTGTTCTGTTTTACTGAATAAGTTACCTAACATTAACCACGTCTCTCATAAGCCAAGCCGAATAAAATTAAACTAACACCACTTAATATTATGCCAGCAGGAATCGAAATTGTCCCGACCCCGATTGTTAAAATTGTTGCACCTACGATTTGTAAAATTATTGCCATCTAACTCCTAAACCACATAAAAAGCAGGAAGAGAAACATTTTCATCGTTTCTCGAAACAGTTGCTCTATCTAATGCAATGATACTCGCAACTGCGGCATCTATCTTGCGTGGTGACCCTCTGTGTTCTTTTACGATTCTTGGTCCTAGTCGATCGGTTTTAACAACTGCGTTTGAAATATGGCGAGTTAGTAAAGGGTTTCCGTCGTGAGTTATTCGTTTATTTACAACTGCATCATAAAACTTTGCACACGCCGGAATCATGCGTGCAGCAGAAGTTGATGGCCACTCGACTATAGGAATTCCTGCTTCTTGTAAAACTTGCATAGATCTTTGCCACCTGAAAGGATCGCAAGCAACTTCCCTGACTTTATGTTTTCCACAAAATTCTAGAATTGTATTTTCAACATCTAAGGTGTCTACGCGCCAATTGTCTAAATCTTCCGGTTGTTTTTCCCACGCTTTAACTACAAATATGTGAGGAGTTTCTTCTAAAGTAACTCCCATAATTACTGAAGCATCACCGGAGAAAGAACCATCGAAGCCTAAAACTATTTCCGTTTCTGAGGTAACCATTTTCTTTTCGGCTAACTGATCCCAAGCGCCGTTAGGAAGCCACGCTTGCTGACTTGAAACCCATTGATTACATCTCTTAGTTCTGAATTCTGATTCGGGAGTTTTTTTAACCATTGATTCAAAATCTGCCGGATCGTTTAAATCACCGAACCCTGGATTTGCTTTTATCCACGTTTCAGTTAAATGGTGATCGGCTTCTGCTTCGGCTTCCCACCATGCCATAAAAAATGTTGGATCTTCTACTTCTCCTCTAATAACTTTTTGTCCGTACTGATAAAGGTTATAAGCAATCGAATCTTGACCGGAGTTGTCGGCTTTTACTCCTGCTGTTGTTATTGCTAAAAGCATTGGTGATTTTCTTGCGGCCATACCAAGTTGCATAACATCGAAAAGTTCTCGATTAGGTGCGGCATGTAGTTCGTCATAAATAACTAACGATGGACTTAAACCCTCTTTAGTAAATGCTTCAGAAGAAAGCGCTCTATAGATTGATCCGGTTGCCGGAACTTCTATTGCATCTCTATAAAGTTTCACTTGATTAAATAAATCTGGTTCGGCTTCGATCATCTTTTTTGCATCACCGAAAACAATTCGCGCTTGATCTTTATCTGCGGCGCAAGAATAAACTTCGCCTCCGTTCTCTCCCATGAATAAACCCCATAAAGCAATACCGGAAGATAAAGCCGATTTTCCATTTTTTCGAGCCATGCCTACAAGGGCAGTTCTATGTTTTAATTTATCTTTTTCTATAGCAAAAATATGATTTAAAAGTTCTTTTTGCCAATCACGCAATACGATTTTGTTTCCGGCTCGACCTGCAACTGTGTCTTTAGTTTGAATACAAAATGTATTTACGAAATCACTTATCTGCTCACCTTTACCGGCGTTTAAATTTTTCTTAGCAACTTCGGAAAGCCACGCTGGAGGGAAACCTTTAATCTTCTTGGTATTTTGCACGCAACGCCTCTAGTTTAGATAGTTTTTTAACTTCAGCGATCCCAAGTCTACTGCGATCGGTAGGAGTGAACCCTAATAAACTCAGGTTTTCTACAATTTGTTTTTCTAATTGCCTTAACGCTTTTCTTTCATCGTTACGACCACTATTCCAAACAAGGGTTCTAAGTTTAGCGCGTTCATCTAACTGCTCGCAAACTATTAGAAGAAGATCAAGATCGGTGGAATAACTTATCCAAGTATGACCCATTGTCCATACACGATCCCAAAGTTCCTGCCCATATTGAAAAAGTTTTCTACTAGGTTTAGGTATTTCATTAACAGCCGGAAGAAGAATAAGATTAGAAGTTTCCGGTAAAGGTCTTTTTCCTGGATTACCGATTAAACGTTTCTGCTCTACAGGTTTAGGTGGTCTACCTCTCGGTGCCATATTTAACTCTTTGCGTTCTTAGGTCTTGAAACCTTTTTCATCTTATAAACATTATCAGTTGGAAGAACGAAATTCTTTTTACGAATTAGCCCTAAATTTTTAAAAGGCTTGTAATCAACATAGTGATGCCATCTCCCGAACTTCCAAACAAGTTTAGTTACATCGGGGTGCATTTTTACAAGCATTTTAGATTTAGGTAAAGTTCCCTCTTCGGCGTAGAACGCTTCAGTATTACCACCCTTTAAAGTTTGAGTTGTTAATTTATATTGCAAGAAAGCATAAAATTGTACAGTTGCCCAACCATCTTTTAACATACGCAAACTTAAATCTGTGTCCTCGTTGTATCTTCCACGCCACCTATAAGGTAAATCGTTTCGGATCAAGTTACAAGAATAAATGCGAGTGTTAATTAGATAAGGAGGAAGTTTAGATCTTGACGGAGTGAACATCCAATAGTCGGGTCCAGCCATACCAATATTTTCGTAACGTAAAACAAAATCTTCCATAGCGTAAAAACAAGTTCCGTCACCTACAGGGATTCTCTGGTTTTGATGAAAGCGAGCAAATAAAGTTATGTTGTCATCCATAACCCAATGCCAATCGTGACCCTCTTTTATAGAGTGATCCCAAATAAAGTTTCGTGCTGGTCCTGGACCTTTAGATTTTAAATCTTCTAAATCATCAAAAGTGTCATAATCTTTTTGGTAAATAGGATCTAGGATTAAAAGTTTTTCTTTAGGAAAGAATTGTGCATAAGAATCGTATTGTTGTTCTTCTATAACTAACCTGTAAGGAACATTAATAGAATCTAAAAATCTAGGAGTGGTTGCCGTATCGGCTCGACTCTTAGACGGAATATAAATAGGGAATCTTGGATTAACCATTATTCCTCTACATTAATGTATTGTTCTTTAACAGTTGATCCTACAAAACCATCATCTTCCGGCCACCATAAAGCAGACTTTTTAGGTCGATCAATTATTTTAAAAAAGTCATCGGCATCTACCTCACTTTTAAATCTAACGACAACTCTAAATGCGGCGTTCTTATCTTCCGATTCAAAATCGGGCATACCAATCCACTCTTTATAAGGATCAGTAGATCCTTTTTCTTTTGATTCAGAAACACGCACCATGTTATTTAAAGAGAAATCATCGAACCCTGTGTCCTCTAAATCGAAACCATATTCTTTTAGTTCTTCAAGTTGAGAAGATAGAAGTTCAATATCCCAATCTGCAAGTTCGGCAGTTCGGTTATCGGCGATCGCATAGGCTTTTACTTTTTGATAATCCCAATCTTCGGGAAGAGAGACAGCGTCGATTTGATTCCAGCCAAGATCTTTTGCGGCGCGCAAAGTTCCGTTACCGGCTACGACTTTTTGTCGGTGGAGCACTATAGGCTTTACTTGTCCGAACTTTCTTAGGGAGGCTTTAATGGATTCAAGGTTTTTAGGTGAGTGTTTTCTCACGTTCTCTTGGTCAAGTTCAAGATCAGCAATTAAAAAAGTTTTTACGTTTAATTCCACAAAATCTCCGTTTCAAAAAATCTCGAATTTCGCGACCACGCACGATGGGA